ATAGAATAAACTGATAAAAATCTTCCATTCAGAGGTGCTGTGTTAAAAATAAACACATCACCATCAAGGAAGTAATCAACCTTAGGAATTAAAAGTTTATTGTCATATACTGCTACTACATACTCATCAACAATGGGTTCATATTTCACCCCATTTCTGGTGAGTTTAAATTCTGTTTTACCTTCACCAAAGGAATTCGAGATATTATCAACACCGACGATGGTATTCTCAATAAAACCACTTAGGAAAGTAATATATGTCGCTGAATTGTCATCAGATGCAATTCTGGTTCTGGGTGCAGTAGTGAAGACAATATTTGTTCCAGAAACAGTGTAATCTGTTCCAGGAATCAAAACCTCTCCATAAACGCTAACAATCAGGTGTTGTGCGCTAGGAGGTCCAATCGGATTAGATTGTGAAGTCAAGGGGAAGGAACGAGTCGTTCCATCAAAACTATCAATGATTTGAGCAAGAGTAGTCCATTTTAATTTTACTTGCTCGTATGAAATACCAGGACTCAGAGCAATGTTAGGAGATGAAGTAGTGCTTTCATAGTAAATTACTTCATCACCAATCAGTATAGAACCATTAGTGTCCAGAAACTGATCAACAGATTCTACCACAATAGTTTCACTTTCTGCAGAAATCGCTTCTACTACAGAAGTGGAACCGTCAAGAATTCCAATATCCAGTTTATCAATATCCAGGTATTGAAGGAAATTATTGACAATGTTCTGTCCAAGACCTGTTTTTTCTTGCGACCTGTAATAATATTCAATAAACTTATTAAACAGGGGATATTCAGACCCAATGAAGTCTGGTGTCTGACTCGCAATAGACTGAGAAACCTTATTAATATTCATCTCTTATTCTTAGAAGCAGGCGGAATCGCTAACTGAACCTTGGTTGTCGATCGGTGGGACTTCAATCGTTGTTGGTGTTTGATTGAATACCGTTGGCGTCAAACTATTTAGAGGGATTGTGGGAGGTGTTGTTGTGCCAATAGGAGCAACTGTAATCGTTGGTGTAATAATATTAATTACTGTTCCAGGAGTAGTCGCTGGAATAGTAGAGTTATTAGCAGGAATAAACACAACAGGAACCTGAATGTTTGAAGGAATCTGATTTACATCCGTAATCGAACCAAGACCTGTAACAGAATCAGTTATGCTGATGGCAGAAGAATCTGGAATATTATTACCTGCACCAACAACGTTAATAGGACCAAAACAAATTTGACCTGTATCGTAGTCAACTGTACCAGCAGTATTATTTGTATAGATCTTTCTAGTACCAGTATTATAGAAAGTTCTTAAATTACCAAAACCATCATCTTCAAACTGTTGATCAACACCAGGTCTATCCGCTGTTCTAAAAGTTCCCGAAAGAATAACAGGTTCCTTTTTACAAGTTCCATCACCAGCATCCTGACTAGGGGCACTGTTGTATAAGTCAGATCCTGTAGAAATACAGTAAGTATTAGTTTGATTAGCAGTCGGTTTTAAATATTTTAGAATTGTTGTCTGCAAAGAAACATCAGTAACACACTTATTTGAAAGTGTTACTGCTTTTTCAAAATCTGTCGATCTAAATGTAGAGTTGAAGTTATTAATTTGCGTTTGTTTTGCCCAATCAAGAATACCAGCATTAATATCAGTTTCAATTTCAGATGGATTAGATCCACAACCAGTATCGTAGGAAGCAAACAATTTAATGTTGATAAAGATATCATCTGGATCCGTAATCACGGGATCAATAGATGCCATCGCATATTTTCTCAAATCTGCTGCAATATCTTTTTTAGTTGCATCATTCAAAAGAGATCCTGTTTTTGTTTTGATAACAACAAAGACTTTTCCGTAGATTGGAGGGTTTAAGGCATCTCCACCATATGCAACAACAGAATCGGCGTTAGAATAAATGTTTTTTGTGATTATAGCGTAATCTTGTGCTGTGACTGCTCTATATTGAGCAGAATAGTATCTAGGAGCATTATATTTGATAGATTCAACGCTTTCTGCACCATCACCCTGTTGGGACTTCTCTTTTACTACTGTAGTGATCGAAGCAGCATTATATTGAACATCATTATTATCAATCATGCGACCAATGAAGTTAAACTTACCAACTTCATTCGCTTCAGCGCCAGAAGTGACCAAATACTCTAATTGTACGACTTCACCATCCTTTAAAGCACGACCAACGCTATCATCACCAAACTTAATTTCATATCGCATATCCTCACCTTCATTGAGGAAGTATGCTCGCGTTGATGGAGTTAAATTAGTGACTGTATCTACTCTATTGTAGAGATCAAATTCTGTAGAAGATTCATTAGGTTTTACCTTCACCGAAATGGTAGAAACATCGGCATCTTCAGAAGGAACTTTATAAACTTGAGATGCAAAAGTATTAACGACATAAGAGAAGTTAACAATCGAACCTTCGCGAACAGTAACAGCAGAAAATGTTGCAATACCTGTAGTAGGACTAACAAGTACAGTTATATCTTGCAGAATATTCCAAATATAAGAACCACCAGACAAAACAGAACCTTTTTTAAGAGTTACCGACGAAGGATAAGATCCAGCAGTTTGTATAGTCTGTACTTCAAGAGAAACACACGCCTTAGACGCAGTAATTGATCTAGGAACGTAATTTAAGAGTTTTGCAATATTAACAACATTATCCCGAACCGTTGATGAGGGCAAAAATGCCTCATTCATCGACATATTCGCATTAAAGGCGGAATAATAAGTATTATACGCCAAAGTGTCGATTAAATACGACAGCGAAGATCCATCAAAGTCATAATCCGTAAATTCAGATCGTGTTCTTAGATAGGATTTGATTGAGGCTTTAATATCCTCAAAATCTAATGCTGTTAAGTTGTTTGGTTGCATTACTCAGGTCTCTGTAAAACAAAGTTGATTGTTTCGACAATAGGTAACCCGACTACTTGATATTCGATAGTAACATTAAGTTTGTTACCTTCGATTATAGGCGTCACATAAACAGTTTGAAGTTGTACTCTAGGTTCATATTGATTAATGGTATTTATGATCTCTTCTTTAAGAGCATCCGCAGTGAATGGATCTAAAGGTTCAAATAGTAAGGCAGTAACTCTAGATCCAACGTTAGGTTGAAAGGGTTTTTCTCCAGGTTGAGTCAAAATTAAGTTTTTGATCGACTGTTTGATCGCACTTTCGTTTTTCACAACTGATGCATCGTCTGTAAATGGGTTTCGGGCAAAGTTAACCATCAAATCAACGAATTTACGCGATTTGGTAAAGGATTTACCCGTAATCTTCTTTAACGCCATTTTCTGAATGTATCAGTTTTCTTCTTTTGTCGATTTTCCTGATATTTGTTGAGATAATAATCGGATCTTGGGTCTGTGATGAGCACAGTTGTGCCAAAATCCTGTTTCATCATCTCTTTATTGTGATCAGGAACGTGATTTAACCCCATGTGCCTCCGTTTATGAAAAAACAGAACTTTTAAAGGGGTTTCTATCCCTTTTTATTTATCGACCTTGACCACGATAACGCTTTTTAGCGTTATTTCGGCTAGTCGAACCATACTTGGTGTGCTGACCCGACCCCTGTCTTGTTTTTTTCGGGGTGGATTCAATCATATTACCGCCACTAAGCGATTTTTTCATTTTTGCCATAATTAACCTCCAATAAACACAGTTGGACTTGATCCAGTTATAACAGACAGACACGGAAATGCAGTTGTTCCATCACCCAGTGGGTCTCCCATTCGGGTTGCCCTAGCACCGCCAATAAAAACGTTCTTAGTGGTTGCCAATGCCTTTCTTGCATGACCCACTGGTGCCTCTCTACCACCCGTTACGCCCTGTGTGCACCACCATGCTGGTGTATTACGCACCGTAAAGCATTTATAACCAACAGACGTTGTTGCAAACTGAGTTGGTGTTGGGTGTGTAGTCAAAAGGTCTTGATCTACGATTGGAACCATTTTGTTGATAAACACTCTGGCAGCAGCTGCTTTAGCAACACCCAATGGTAATTGTGGTAAAGGTGGCCAAATAGCAACCGCATTAGTTGCAGGTAGTGGAACAGGGACAACTGTAGGACTCAAAGAGGGATGGGGGCAATTAGGTAAGACACCACCACCCAATCCAGGGTGATGAGAAGCACCTGCACCAGTCCCATGACCGCTACATGTACCCATAAAGATACCAGCGTTTAAACCAGGCATAGTTTACTTATCAAAAGGGTTTCCGTATGCGTCAGTTGCCAGTGTAACTGTTCTCGCTGAATTAGTCAAGTCATGAAAGATCTTCATTTTACCTGTGGCAGTCCATTCTCTTGCTCCAGGACCAAGTAGAGGGGACATACCATACGAATATGTGTAAGTCGTGGTAATTGGTTGACCATTTTCATCAACTTGTCCAGTATCAACCTCTTCAGAATATCCAGAAGATATCCCAGGAGGAGTACATGTAAAGTGAGAACAACCAATGTCGGCAGGAATACAAGTCAAAGATACCTCAATAGAAGTTTCCTTGGCAGGATCTGCACGATACTGTCGCATAAGGTATTTAGTAAAAGTAGTAGCGGTTGGTAAATTAGTAAAACTACCCACACAAGTTTCTACTTTCGCATCTTGCAGAGACTTAAACTCAGGAATCTGCTTTTGTGTAATATCATCAATGTCACTTCTAATTTGTTTCGCGGATCTTTGCTTCTCTTCTGCGAATCTATCCTTGTATTCATTAGGAACATCCGTATTCTGCAGATAATTCAGGTCATAATCCGTCACCATAATGTCTTTTAGTGGTGCTGTAGCATCAGAACTATACTTTTGTTGCGGTAATTGGTCAATTCTCTTCCTATCTGGGTCAAGTTTAACCTCAAAAGGTGGTTCTACCTTCCTAACATCTGTTGATGCAGGAACTTCACTATAAACATCTTCGAGTTTTTGCAGATCTTCACCCGAAACTGTAGTTTCATACACAGTTCCTTCAGGACCTGTGGGTGTAGATTTCAAAATATCCTGAAATTCAGGTACTAAATCCGCACGATATGCATCATTTTTTACAGTCTCCGTAATAATCTCGTTAACGTTATTGACAAATATACTTGGAGGTGCATCTTCATCATACCCAGACCCGCCTTTTTTGATAATAACGGAACTTAAAGATCCACCAACGAACGTTCCTTCAATAACTGCGTCATTTTTAGCGTCAATAGGTTCTGCAGGTGATGGAGATATCTCTAAAATAGGTGCAACCTTAAGATCTTGGAACCCAGAACCAGGATTTGCGGCAACTGAAATTCTAACTTTAGCATTTGTAGCACTTCCTGCGGGTTTTACACTACCAGGAATGGTCAATTCTTCACCAGAAATGTAATTTTGACCAGGATTTACGATTTCTAGTGCGTTTATACTATTATCATCGCCAACTCTTACGTTAACAACTAACCCACTTCCGCTTCCACCAGTGAGAGAAACGTTATCTGCGTCACTATAAGCGTCTTTTAGGTTATCTTTGATGTTATTGATGTCTAAACTAAGGACTTCTCCGCTAAATGAGATGTCTGTAACCGCTCCATTGGTGATTGTAATGAATCCTGCGGGTTGTGCAATGCTGTTAAATGCTTCTGGCGCGTTTCTATTGATGTCTGCAGTGACAAATTGCAGTGATTTGTTCAAAAATTCGTACAAACCTACTAAACATGCGCGATCAGGGATACCATATCCTGCTTTTGCAGTGATAATATGGTTACGATCGGATGTATATTGCGTATCTTTCGTAAAATCTAACCCATCCCCATCAACATAGATGATATGATACGGAAATTCACCAATCTCTGTGTGGAAAGTGCGGGTAATAGTGTGTCCATTGATCTTATCATTGACTCTAAGTACGTCAAAACCCGTCTGACTAGTCGTATTATCAACAGGACCAACAGCAGTTACCTTAATATTCATGGTAAACGTGCTTTGACTGTTGTCTGGATGGGTGTGTAAGAACGACATTGAGAATGTATCATTTACAGCATACCCTGTTCCTGGGTTTAGGAACTCAGTAATGATCCATCTAGTGCCCGTAAAGACGGTACTAGCACCACTATCATCGTAAATAGGTTCAATCCTTGCCTTGACAATGAAGTCTGCCTTAGTTGCTCCACTACTGAAGTCATAGATTTCAAACTCACTTACAAATTCTTCGCCTGCTTGCCAAGGATTTTGTGATGATTCATATACTATAGGATTATTATTGTCTGGATCCCATGCATCTGTATAGGTAACACCATCATAACTCAATGAAAAGTCTGTTACACCATTAGGCAGAATGGTAGATAACTGATTATATGAAAAGACTACCTTGTTAGATGTCGTACCAATACCAAATAACGTCGGATGAGGGCAGTCTGGGTCCCCTGTGAGGTCTTCTTCTGCTGTATAGCGGATCAGAGTCTCCCCTGGTGTAGATGTAAACGCCGTACAAGGGTGACAGATCTGACGACTGCCCCCTCCATCTCCTGTACGAGTTTCTGTTTCAATGTGATAACAAGGAATTCCTACAATACCTGAATCGTCTGAGGTATCATACAGATAGGAAAACCAAGTGTCTGAGAATCCAAAATCAAATGATAACTCAGTAGGATAGTATTCTTGGAATAATGTGGAGACCGCGCCGTCCGACCCCCGACTAAAAGTGTTACAAGAGTTCGGTCTAGACAATTTACCGCAGTTTGCTGCCGATGTACCAGTTCCAGACCCTGTGGATCCTCCCGTGGACGTTGATACCATCGTCTGAGTGAATGGATACATCACTCGATTATCTTCGCGCCCTGGGATATTATAATTACCTGATCGGATAACATTCTGAGGATACTCTTGAAACTCAAAAGTAACACCCCCAGAAGACGGAGTGTAGTGATCGCAATGGTCTGTGTTGACTCCAGTACCACTACATAACTCGAATTTGTATCCCCTAGTCCTGCATCCCATTCTCTAGTTCTCCAATCCTCCGATAGATCTCTTTTAAATTCTCTGGTAAATTAAGATAGTCCTCATACCCCGCTGGTTTGTAATATGTCTTCTGTGGGGTAGGTAGTTCATTGACATACGTTTCGAGTGCTTCTAGGCGCTTGTGGATGGCAACCAGGCAATCATTGATCGCTAGTAGAGACTCTGCTACATCAACCTCTGTTGTTTCTTCTGTAATTAGTTTTTCACTCATCTGCTTTCCT